CAGTTGGTTCAATAATTTTAACTCTGGGAACAGTTTCATATCCTTGACCAGGATTAAGTACGGTTACAGATACAACTTCACCATCAGAATTCAAATTTGCTCTCAAATTTGCCTTAATTCCATTTTCACCTGTTGGTTCATCGATATAAATTGCTGGTGCAGTAGTATAACCAATACCGCCACTAGATACAGTAAGTGTGCCAGAGATAGAACCATTTACAACAGTTGGAGGTTCTACAACAGCACCACCAGGTTGTTGAAATGTGATTCGTGGAACAAAAGTGTAACCACTACCAGAACTTTCTAAGGTTAATTTTGTTACACTACCATTTTCAACAGTTGCTTTTATGGAGGCAGGTGTAGAACCCTCCGTAGTTGGAGATTCAATTTTTACAATTGGGGGATTTGCGTCGCTGTATCCTACACCACCAGTTAGCAATTGAAGATTTTTTACGCCATTGATAAGTGCAATTGCTGCAGCACCACTACCACCGCTTTGAGAGTCAATAGTAATTGAAGGTGGATATTCAAATCTATAGTTCTTCCCAGACTCATTAATAGCGATAGAAGAGACTTGACCAGAGTCATTTACTCTTGCATAAGCAGAAGCACCAGAACCAAATGAGGGGATAGGTGCTTCAATGTAGAATAAATCTAATTTCCTTCCCTTTAAAGGAACAAAGCTCCTAAAAATAATAAGATCTTTGTCAAAGACAAAATCTTGTTTTGGAATTAAAAGTCTCTTATCGTAGTATGCTAAAATATACTCATCGACTTCAGGTACAAACTTTTCTCCGCTAAGAGTTACTTTAAATTCAGTTTGACCATCTCCAAAAGATGCAGAGATATCATTAAGAAGTGCAATTTCAGATTCTAAAAATCCACTGTAAAACTGAATGCTAGTTTCATCTGCACTATCAGAAGTTAATGCTTGTCTTGGTGCAGTGGTAAAGACAATGCTATTTCCAGAAACTTGATAATCGGTGTCTGGAACCAAATACTCACCATAAACTCTAACGACTAAATGCTTCGCAGAAGGTGGAGCAATTGGTCTATCCTGACTTAAAAGTGAAAACTCTCTAGTAGTTCCATCAAAAATACTAAGAGGACTCTGAAGTTCAATTGTTTTTAATTGAACTTGCTCATTGGAAATACCAGGACTAAACGCAATGTTTGGTGCCGAAGCAGTCTTTTCATAAAAAATTACTTCATCGCCAATGAGGATAGAACCATTTTCAGTTAAAAACTTTTCTACACTTTGTACCGATATTGTAGACGACTTTGTATCAATATCTTCAACTAAGATAGTTTCTCCATCGAGAATCTTGATATCCAATTCATCGATATCAAGATATTCTAAAAAGTTGTTAAGAATATTTTGTCCCAGTCCTGTCTTTTCTTGGGATTTGTAGTAATATTCAATAAACTTTGAAAACAGTTCATACTCCGAAGAAATAAAGTCTGGGAGTTGATTTGAAACTGCTTGAGAGACCTTATTGATATTCATCTAACTACGTAAAACAGGAGGATGTATTGAGTGAACCAGAGTTGTCTATAGTAGGTATATCCAAAAGTTCTGGAGTTACGTTAAACACTGCTGGTGTCAAACTATTTAGTGGGATTGTCGATGGGAACTGAGTTCCAATAGGTGTAACTGAAATCTCTGGACTAATGACATTGATAATCGTTCCAGGTGTTGTTGCTGGAATTACAGAACTGTTTGATGGAATAATAAGAACGGGAATTTGTAGTCCTGTTGGAAGATTATCTGGGTCAATAACTTCACCAACTCCAGTTGTAGTGTCACTAACACTAATTGAATCTGCATCAGCAATATTTCCACCAGTACCAATAATGTTAATGGGTCCAAAACAAATTTCGCCAGTAGTATAATTTACTGTACCAGCAGATTCATTTGTATAAATTTTTCGGTTACCTGTGTTGTAAAACGACCTCAGATTGCCATAACCATCATCTTCAAACTGTTGATCAATTCCAGGTCTATCTGCTGTTCTGAAGGGTCCTGAAAGGATTACAGGTTCTTTTTTACACTCAGTACTATCACCAGCATCCTGAGAGGGAGCACTATTATAAATTTGCGAACCAGTTGAAATACAATATGTGTTAGTTTGATTTGTATTTGGATTAATATACTTCAGAAGACTAATCTGAGTTGCAACATCGGTAATACACTTATTGGATAATTCAATTGCTCTTTCAAATGACTGTGTGCTAAACGATGAATTGAAATTATTAATTTTAGTTTGAGTGCCCCAATCCACAATTGCATTAGATATATCAGACTTAATTTGAGATGTATTTGATCCACATCCAGTATCATAGTTTACATAAATTCTTGGATTGATGTAAATATCATCAGGGTCTGTAATAACAGCATCAATTGACGCCATTGCATACTTTCTTAACTGCGAAGAAAGATTTTTCTTAGTTTGGTCATTAAGATTTGAACCAGTTTTAGTTTTAATAACGACGTACACCTTTCCGTATACAGGGGGATTTAATGAATCTCCACCATATGCAACAACTGCTGCAGCGTTGTCGTAAATATTTTTTGTAATTACCTCATAATCTTGAGCAGTTACTGCTCTATATTGTGCAGAATAATATCTTGGTGCATAGTATTTGATGGACTCAACAGATTCTGCAGAATCACCTAACTGGGATTTTGCTTTTACAGTAGTATCTACAATACTTGGAGAATATGTTGCTCCATTACTATCTCTAATAGTGCCAATAAATGCAAATGTTTGTACTCCATTTGCTTCTGCTCCACTAGTAACCATATAACGAAGATTGATTACCTCACCATCTTTAACAGATCTTCCAATACTATCATCACCAAATCTAATCTGATATCTCATATCATCCGTTTCTGATATGAAATAAACTCTAGTATCTTCTTCTAAATTTGTAATATTTTCCACTCTGGAATATAAATCCGAAGTGGTTGCCGTTTCGTTTGGTTTTACTCTAACAGTGAGGGTAGAAATGTCTGCGTTTTCGGATTGGATGATGTATTTTTGTTTTGCAAACGTATTAACCAGATAACTATAGTCGATTAAGGTGCCTTCATAAATTTCAAGATTATCAAATAACGCAACTCCAGTGGAAGGATTTACCTCTACGTTAGTATCTTCAACAAGATTCCAAACATAATTACCACCAGTTGCTACAGGACCTTTATTTAAAGTGACTGATGATGGATAAAATCCATTATTTAATACAGTTTGAACAGATAACTGCAAACATGCTTTTGAGCATATAATGGACTTGGGCGTATAGTTTAAAAGTTTTGCAATCTTTACAATATTGTCTCTAACACTTGAAGATGGCAAAAATGCCTCATTCAACGCCATGTTGGCATTAAACGAGGTATAGTAGGTATTGTATGCTAGGGTATCAATAAGATACGATAATGCAGAACCGTCAAAGTCGTAATCTGTGAACTCCGTTCGTGTTCTCAGGTACGACTTAATTGAAGATTTGATATCCTCAAAATCGAGTGCTGTTAGATTATTTGGTTGCATTATCCTAATTTTTGTAAGACAAATGTAATTTCTTCTATCACAGGAACTCCAACAACTTGATATTCAACAGATACGTTGAGTTTATTATTTTCGTATATGGGAGTTACAGAAACATTCGTTAACTCAACCCGTTTTTCATACTGAGTAATTGTATTTATTATCTCGTCTTGGATTGCGTCAACTGTAAAAGCGTCTAGTGGTTCAAATAGAAGTTCATAGACTCTTGACCCAATCAAAGGTTGAAATGGTTTTTCACCAGGAACAGTTAAGATTAAATTCTTAATTGATTGTTTTATAGAACTTTCATTTGTGACTGAAGATACATCGTCCGTAAACAAATTTCTGGCAAACGAAATATTGAAGTCCTTAAAACTTTTAGACCTCTTTAAATTTTTACCAGAAATTTGCTTTAACGCCATTTCATTTGAGCACTATCGTACTATTTATGGCGATTGGTCAACCCTTTCCTTGACCACGATAACGCTTACGAGCACCATTTCGAGAAGATGCTGCATACTTGGTATGCTGTCCCGACCCCTGCCTCGTCTTTTTAGGTTTGGACTCAATTTGAACTTTTCCACTAAGGGACTTACTGCGTGTTGCCATAATTAACCTCCTGACATTTCAACAAAAACATTAATACTACATCCAGTTACAACAGAATTGCAAGGGAATGCAGTCGAACCATCACCTAACTTGTCTCCAAATTTAGCGACTCTAACTCCTCCAATAAACACAGTTTTAGCAGTAGCAAAAACTTTTCTACCATGACCTGTAGGTGCTTCTCTGCCACCAGCAATACCTTTAGTACACCAGAAAGCAGGTGAATTTAATGTAATGAGACATTTATCACCTGTAGAGGTGGTAGTGTGTTGTGTGGGCGTAGGATGAGGAGTAAGGATATCCTGGTCCACCATTGGTATTTTACCATTAACTACGACTCTTGCAGCAGCTGCTTTAGCAACTCCCAATGGAAGTTGTGCTATTGGAGGCCATAATGTAACAGCATCCATAGCTTTTACATCAACTGGTTTGATTCTAGTATCTAAAGGAATGTGTGGACAGTTAGGAAGAGTACCTCCACCTAGTCCTGGATGATGCGATGAACCTGAACCCAGTCCGTGACCAGAGCAGTTTCCCATAAACAATCCCAAACCCGATGCCATAGTTCTTACGTTTGTAGAAGTGGATTTCCATATGCTTTAGCAGCATCGACAACATTCGCTGCAGAACGAGTCAAATCATGTAAGAATTTCATGTTTCCAGAGACTGACCATGCTTGGCAACCAGGACCAAAAGGACCCATTACTGTACATGTTGTTGTAGAACCCGTAGTAATCCCAGTTTCGGGATCAGTTTCATCTGGGTCGGTTCCTCCCGCCAACGGAGTTGGTGGAGCACATACAGTTTCATCAATACCAGGGGTAACTGGTTCACATGAAAGAGTCACTTGAATAGACCGTTCTTTTGCAGGATCTGCGCGATACTGCCTCAGTACATATTTAGTAAATTGGGATGCATATGGAAGGTCTCCAACTCTACCTTGTACGGTTTCGATGAGGACCTCATCTTGAACATTATACTCTGGAACCTGAATCTGTGTCAATCCAGAAATAATATCTCGGGTATTTTGCTTTGTTCCCTCATCAGTTTCAAGCAATGCTTTAGTTGCATCCTTAAAATCTACCTGGTCTAGATGGTCCCAATTGGCATCATCCCTGACCATAATATCATAAAGTGGGTCTGTTTTTGCTTTAGTGTACAGTCTTTGCGCTAAAACATCTGCTCTCCTTCTTTGAGTGTCGTATCGAACTTCAACATTTTCAGATTGTGTCGTAAAAGTAATATCTTTCGGCACTGTATCCGCAGATTCATTGAATTCATTTTGTCGAGTAGCGTTAACAGCATCTCCTGGCATACTATCAAATAGTTCTTTATACCGCTCTAATTTACCTGGTTCATACCCAGCATTACTATATTTGGTAGTTGCCTTCTTATAAGTGTTGGAAATAAAGACTCTTGGCGGGTCTGAAGACGAATATAGAGTTCCACCACTAATAATTTTGATAGAAGATAACTGTCCTCCGACAAAAATACCTTCAATTACGGCA